TCAATGTTGCCCAGGCTTCTGCATCAGAATGGAGAACTGTCGCTAGTAACCGTCTCCTCCTACTGGCAGCAGTCGATGGTGCGCTGAATGTCCAGCTCCATGGTCTCCTTAAGATCGGGACGATATTTGGGGCAAGTGCAGAAGACCCCGGTGTTCCTGTTGCCGATCTCTCTAGGCATTCGGCGGATGAGATGACCTCATTTATCCTCCAGAAGATTCGAGCAGCTGCGTCTTTTACTGCCCATCTGACTAACGAAGCGTCATCTCTTCAAAGCACCTTAGGAGGAGTTCTCTCTATAGCATTGGAGAGCCAGGACATTGATCGCCCAATCATCGACCTCAAGGTGAAAGATTACACTGCAGAACTGGAAGATGCCTCCACCCCGCTTAGAAGTATCTTCCATCAGATAGAAGACCTGCCCGATGATGACGACACAGTTTCACTAGCAGCGACTGATCTTCCTGCTGACAGAACCAACAATGAGGATGCTGTAGACTACGGCCCGACCTTCAACCATAGTCACATCCTGTCTGAGCAAGATAGTGAAACTTCACCTGAGATGAAGAACGCATTGAGTTTATTCCGCAGAGACCGAACTGTTAAGAAACACACCACCTAAGGAAACCCACCTAAGGTCGGTCACGCACATACCTTCCCCTTGAGGAAACCGATTTAACTAAACCAACACATAACTTGACATCAGGATACACTCAGCTACCTCCAACTAGCGGCACCTAGCGAAAGAATTCTGCACTGGACCAGGGTCCTCCTCCCGGAACGAGCTGTTAGCGAAGAAGCCTAGGCAGGCCAGCAACGTAACCATGTCTCTGATTAGGCTGGCGACTCAGCGCCCGGTTAGACGCAGCACAAAAGAGACTCAACTATCAGTCAAATCTGCAAGGCATGCCATTGCGGAGATGTCTGACCAGAGTGAAGCATCCCTAGGTGAACTGGTATTGAGGGCATCACAGTTCCAGGAGCTCCTATCGATTGCATACGTAGTGAGAGCTGTTATGAAGAAGGCTGACAATGGGTCGGTGTCACAAACAGACCTGGATAGACTGACTCCTCCAAAAATTAAGGGTGTGTCCAACTCTGGGACACTCCAAGCCTTTGAGTATATACGTGATACACTTATAGACACTCGCCAGATGGTTACATCCCTTTACAACGAAGCAAGAGACACATCTATCAAGCTGACACGTCTGGAGCAGGATGTCCAAGAAAAAAGCACAACCGGAGTTGCTCTAGCCCGAACCTTCGAGACCAAGACTTTGACAATGGGTTCTATTGCTGACCTACTAGAGGAGTTCGAACATTCTGAGCAAGACGACTGACACTGGCTCCTTGACTTCCATATCCTTGGTTAGGGTGTATGGCTGATCACCGAACTCAGATCCCTCCACTGAGTGTCACTATTCTTAGTTCCCTCGATACAATGATGAAATACCTGACATTTGAATAAACCGGTAATTCAATACCAATATGTCTAGCTTTCTTAACACGTTTCTTAATTCTCCCATCATCAGCAACAATCGTGACAAATTCTTCGCTAACCTGTGTGCCACACGTATTGGTGAGTCACCACCTTATCCATTCCCTCAGCATGAACAACGTACGGCCAATCAGTACCTTCAACGGATCAAGGATCGTGACATTGATGTTATGAATCCCGGTGACTATTACTTTATGGAATCACTGTTGCCAACCAACGTTGACACAGACATTATTGATAACGCAGCCGCCATTGCAGAACGCATCACAGGGATGTTCGATGGTGGTCTCACCCAGTGGGGTCTGCCTCATGGGGCTGAACACTCGCTCCACCGTATCGGCGTAGCTAGTCG